CCTTTTTTTTCAAAATCAGGAAATGGGCTTTCGAGGTCTTAAGCGATGGCGGGCAGACCACCGAAAGCTGCGGCGCTGCATCTGATCAATGGTCGAGCCGGAGCCGCGGCGCGTGCGAAAGCAGAACCCGTGGCGCCGGGTCGATTGACGGATGCGCCGGAATGGTTGTCCAGGACGCAGAAGGCACATTGGCGATACGCGATCGCCAACGCCCCATACGCGCTTCTTCGAAAAATCGACCGACAGTTGCTGGCAGTCTGGGCGGTCGCCATCGACACCCATCAGAAAGCGGCGCGCGCGTTGATGGATGGAGTGTTGCTCACGCAGAGTCCGAGCGGGCATTCACAAGCGCGTCCGGAAATCTCGATCATGAATCGGCAGGCACTTGTGATGATAAAAGCCGCGATCGAACTCGGATTCACGCCGACGGCGCGCGCGCGGATTGGCATTGCGCAGGCGCGGACTCCGAGTGAAAGCGGCGAGGAAAACGACGACCCGGCAGAAGAATTCTTCCGCAGAGCCTGATGCAGTCGAGCGATATGCGCGCGCAGTCCTGGCGCTGGAAATCATGGCCGGTCCGCTGGTTCGGGCCGCGTGCGAACGACATCTTGACGACCTTGCAACCGGCGGCGCCCGCGGCCTCGTCTGGGATCGTGGCAAGGCTGAGCGCGCGATTCGATTCTTCCCATCCGTGCTGCGCCTGGCCGAGGGGCAGCATGCCGGAGAGCCGTTCAATCTGTCGTCATGGGAACAGTTCATCGTCGGTTCTCTGTTCGGATGGTGCGGCGCCGATGGGTTCAGGCGTTTCCGCAACGCCTATATCGAAATCGGCAAGGGCAACGGCAAATCTCCGCTGGCCGCTGGAATCGGCCTTTACATGCTCGTCGCGGACAAGGAAATGCGGGCCGAGGTCTACGCCGCAGCCACAACGCGCGAGCAGGCGCACATCCTGTTCGAAGACGCCGTGTCGATGGTTCAGCAATCGCCGCACCTGGCGAAGAACATCGATCTATCCGGCAAGCGCAAGGTACTCAATCTCGCGCATCTACGCACAGGAAGCTTTTTCCGACCGATCAGTTCCGAAGGCCGCTCGCTCGACGGCAAGCGCGTGCATTGCGCCCTTATCGACGAGCTGCACGAACATGCGACCCCGGTCGTGGTCAACAAGATGCGGGCCGGCACTAAGGGCCGGCGTCAGGCGTTAATCGTGGAGATCACGAACAGCGGCGTGGACCTCACCTCAGTTTGCTACCAGCATCACGAGTACAGCGAACGGGTCGTACGGGGTTTGACACCAGACGATGGCTGGTTCGCCTACGTTTGCGCGCACGATGAAGGCGAAGATCCGTTCGAGGATCCGGGCTGCTGGCTAAAAAGCAATCCGAACCTGGGTATTTCGATCGGCCGCAAATATCTTGAGGAACAGGTGCGCGAGGCGGTCGGCATGCCGGCCAAGGCATCGCTCGCGCGCCGTTTGAACTTCTGCCAATGGGTTGGCGCCGAAAACCCTTGGATTGCCGGCCCGATTTGGCAGGCATGCCAGCACGCTATTCCGTGGGAGGAATTGCGCGGGCGTAAAGCGTTCGGCGCGATAGACCTTTCCGGAACACGCGACCTGACGGCCTCGGCTCTTGCTTTTCCACCAGATCCGGATCATCCGAAGTGGGCCGCCTGGGTTCATTTCTGGACGCCTGAGGCGACGCTAGCCGAAAGATCGAAACGTGACGGCGTGCCGTACGATGTCTGGGTAAAGGACGGATTCATCACGGCGACGCCGGGGCGCAATGTCGGCTACGGATTCGTCGCGCAGTACCTCGCGGACATGCAGATCGATGTGCTTCTTGAAGAGGTGGCCTTCGATCCGTATCGGATCAAATATCTTGAGACGGAGCTCGACGAGCTGAACATCATCATCGAGCTTGTGCCGCACGGCCAGGGGTTCTACAAGTCGAAAGAATCGCAGCTTTGGATGCCGCGTTCGCTTGAGCTCACCGAGGATCTACTCAACAAGCAGCAGATCAAGGTCGCGCGCAATCCCGTGCTGACGTGGAACGCGGCATGCGCGGTGACCGAACAGGATGCGAAGGAAAATATCATCCTGACGAAGCGGCGCAGCAAGGGGCGCATCGACGGTATGGTCGCTCTTGCGATGGCAATCGGCCTGGCATCGCGAGGCGTCGAATCGCAGCGCATGCCGGACGACTACGAGCTGCTACTCGCCTGATGAACAGCCGAGTCTATGACGCGACGAATTTTGTGGGGCTTGTATTGATCGGCGCCGGCGTGTGGACCATCTTCGGAGCCGGCCCGGCCCTCGTGGTCGTCGGCGTGATCGCGATCATGCTGAACCTCATCAATGCGTTCTTCGGTAGAAGGCGGGTCGGCTGATGTTTGTCTCGATCGGTGCGCAAAGCGATAGCGGTGGCGATGCCTACGACCGCTCGCCCTGGGGCAACTTCTACTTCGAACCGATCCCGTACCGCGGCGGCCTGTCGAATCTGAGCGGCGATGTCGCGCTGCAGCTGATCGCCGTTTATGCCTGCGTGCGGGTCATCGCCGAAACGATCGCCGCGTTGCCGTTCGTGCTCTACCGCGAAGCGGCCGATGGCGCCAAGACGGCTGTGCGCGATCACTGGCTTTACAAGCTCATGAAGCGGCCGAACCGATTCCAGAGCGGTTTCGAGTTTCGGGAGATGCTGTCCGGGCATTGCGCGCTGCGCGGCAACGCGTTCGCCGTGATGTCCGGCAATTCGAATGGCGTGGTGACCGAAATGATCCCGCTGCACCCGGATCGGATCGGCATCGAAATGTTGAGCGATACGACCTGGCGCTACTGGATCCGCAACCGGGACGGATCAAGAACGCCGGTTCCGCAGGGCCAGATGTTCCATCTGCGCGGCCTCTCACCCGACGGAGTCCTCGGTTATAACCCGATCGCACTGGCCCGCAAGACGATCGCCACCGGCATCGCGGCCCAGGACTACGGAATGCGGTTTTTCCAGAACGATGCGCGCCCGGGCGGCTGGATCGAGCACCCGACCAATTTCAAGGATGACGAAGCGCGCAGGCAGTGGCGCGAGCGCTGGCAATCGCAGCAGACGGGCGAGAACCGCGGCAAGGTCGCGGTGCTCGAATACGGGCTGAAGTTCCATGAAGTCGGGATGCATAACGATGATGCGCAGTTCATCGACACGCAAAAACTGTCAACTTCGCAGATCGCCTCGCTGTACCGCGTGCCGCCGCACAAAATCGGGGACCTCGAAAAGGCAACCTTTTCCAACATCGAGCAGCAATCGATCGACTTCGTTAACGATTGCCTTATGCCATGGCTGGTGCGCTGGGAGGAGGTAATCGAATGGAATTTCCTCGATCCGGAGGACGAAACTCTAGACGTCGAATTTCCGACCCGATCACTGCTGCGCGGTGATGCGGCGGCGCGGACCGCGTATTACCACGGTGGGATCCTCGACGGCTGGATGACGCGCAACGAGGCACGCTTGCTCGAGAACATGAACCCGATCGATGGTCTGGACGAGCCGCTGCGGCCATTGAACGAGGTGCCGAACGATCAGGAACCGACCGTGCCGACAGAGGGACTTCCGCCCGGGCCCTCGCCAGCCCTGCCGCCGCCGAAGGAAACTCCGATCAACAAGCGCAAGCCGGCCAAGCCTCCCGCAAAACAGAGCAGTGATGCGCGATTGCTTGCGCTGGCTGCCGCAAGCGCAGATCGGATCGCGCGTAAAGAGGAATCGATGCTGCGCAATCGGCCCGATGAGGAACGGCCGGCGTTGTACGCCAAGCACGCACAATTCGTCGCCAACGCCCTTTGCGTTCCGATGGTACGGGCCGAGCGCTACTGCGTGGCGCAGCAGGAGTTTTTAGCAATGTCGCCGCACGTTACGGTCGACGAGTTCGTCGAGCTCGCCCGCTGCCGGCTTGAGCGCCTAGCAATCGGCGTCGAATTTCAGGAGAGCGCCGCGTGACAACCGCCTATTACGTGCTGCCTGAGCTGCGCAAGTCGGTACACGCTGGCGGCGGCTACCTGCAGGCCGATTCGAAGGGACGTTTCGCGGTCACGGCTGGTTCGGCCGATGAGGCCGCGCTGATCGCCGACGGAGCGGTGCCGATCAACGGCGGCGGCCAAATCCTGGGCGATGCCCTCGCCAGTGCCGGCAGTGGGGCTACAGCCGGGGCGGTGGGCGAATATTTCGAGAAAAAGGTCCTCGTGGGCGCCGCAATCGCATTGACCACGGCCACGCCCGCGCAGATCGCCGCGCTCGCGTTGCCGGCTGGCGATTTCGATGTCAGCGGCTTTCTCGGGTTCGTCGCCGCGGCGACGACCAATATCACGCTGCTTCAAGGCGGCTCGAGCGCGACGTCGGCCTCGATCGATTCTGGGGCCAATTTCACGGCGCGCGCCGCCGCTGCAGGCCTCGTTATCGGCGCCAATAGCACCGAGACGCCGCTACCGACAGTGCGGTACAGCTCGCAGTCGCCGCAGACGATCTATCTGAACGCGAACGCGGTTTTTACCCTTGCCGCGCTGACCGCCTACGGAACATTGCGCGCGCGGCGCGCCGGCTGAAGGAGAAAAACCGTGCGACATCAACTGCTGATCGCCGAATTCATGTCGACACCCTGGGCCCTGATGCCCGAGCGCCTCGCTGCCTTCCAGGTCATCCTGGCGCGCTGGGCGTCGGACATAAAGGCCGATCCGGCAATCCTCGCCGAGGTCCGCGCCGATGCGGTCGCCCTCGATGCGCGCAAGGGAGACTTAGCGCGCGCCGGAAACGGCTCGATTGCGGTGCTGCCGATGTATGGCGTCATCGCGCAGCGCACGAACGTGTCGGACATCAGCGGCCCTGGCGTGATGTCCACGCAGGCGTTCGCTCAAGATTTCCGCGCAGCCCTGGCCGATGATTCGATCGGCGGGATCCTGATTGATGTGGATTCGCCGGGCGGCAGCGTCTACGGCGTGGGAGAGCTGGCCGATGAGATTTATTCTGCAAGAGCTACAAAGCCTGTGGTCGCGGTTGCGAACAGTCTCGCAGCAAGCGCGGCCTATTGGCTCGCCAGCAGTGCAGGCGAGTTCTACGTCACCCCGAGCGGCGAAGTCGGATCGATCGGCGTCATCAGCGCCCACGAGGACCTTTCGGAAAAATTGAAGGCAGCTGGCGTGAAGACGACGCTCATCACGGCCGGCAAGTACAAGGCCGAGGGCAATCCATTCGAGCCGCTCGGACAGGAAGCGCGCGACAACATTCAATCGCGGGTCAACGATTACTACGGTGCGATGACGCGGGCGATCGCGAAAAATCGCGCGACCGACGTCGCGACCGTGCGCGAGGGCATGGGCCAGGGTCGCGTGCTGACACCCTCGGACGCACGCGCGGCGAACATGGTCGACGGCATTGCGACCTTCGACCAGGTCGTGAAGAAAATGCAGCGATCGATCGCGCAGGGCGGTGTGGCGCAACCGGCGCCGGGCACCAAGCCGCGCGGGCAATCGATCGCGCTTTGTCGAAAGGAAATGGACATTTTAGGCGCCTGAAACAACGTGCAGGCGTCCCGGCCGGCGCGCGCCTAAGCGTCGCGACGATCGGATGCGGCCCAAAGGCTCGCGAGCACGTAACCGACGAATGACGGGGAAACACGAACGGGAAACGGAGCACTGACAAATGAGTACCATCCTTCGGACCCTGCAGCAGCGCAGGACGAAAGCGGTTGCCGATGCGCGGGCGCTTCTTGATGCGGTCGCTGCGGCCAATCGCGATGATCTGAACGATCAGGAAACATTGACGTACGCCGCTCTGAAGGCCGATCTGGCGCGGATCGACGGCGCGATAGCGCGCGAGACGGAGCAACTCGCCCTTGAGGCCGCAGCGCCTGGCGCGTCAATTCCTGGCAACGGATCGCTGATCCAGGTCGTGGAGAACGTCCAGGCCGATCCCAAACGCGGTTTCAAGAGTTTCGGCGAGTATGCGCAGGCTGTGCGCTCGGCCGGCATACGCGGCGGTCGCACGGATGATCGGTTGCTGCAGCTCGAGGCGGCTACCCCGTCGACCTTCGCCAACGAGGCGAGCGGCCAGGACGGCGGCTTTCTGGTCCCCCCTGAGTACGCGACGTCGATCTGGTCGTACAGCCTGGCCGGCGAAAACTTCCTGACCTATTGCGACAGCTACACGGTCAGCGGCAACTCGATGGTTTTTCCGAAGGACGAGACAACGCCATGGGGAACCGATGGCGTGCGCGCGTACTGGCAGAATGAAGCGACGGCGGCCACGGCGACGAAGCCGAAATTCGGCATTACCACGTTGCGGCTGCACAAGCTGATGGCGCTCGTTCCGCTTACCGACGAACTGATGTCCGATGGCCCGACGCTGGGCGCCTACCTGACGAAAAAGATCGGCGATTCGATCCGCTGGAAAACGAACGAGGCGATCCTGTACGGCATCGGCAACGGGCAGCCGACCGGTGCGCTGCAGGGCGCGGCGGCGATAATCGTCGCCAAGACTTCCGGACAGGCCACGCTCACTCTGACCGCGCTGAACTTGGCGAACATGATGGCGCGTCTGCCTGAGGGTTCATACGGCC